TTCCTGAAGTGCAAGGACTTCACCGAGAGATTGCAGAACTTTGTGAACGGCTGGCTCGGGGAGCCGTTCGAGATCCGGGGCGAGCGTTTCGACGCCGAGCGGATCCTCATGCTTTCGGATGAGCGCCCTCGGGGCCTGGTGCCGGAGGATGCCATCATTTTGCTGGGTGCGGCCGATGTCCAGAAGGACGGGTTCTATTATGGGATCCGGGCGTTCCGGGCGGATGAGTCCTCTGCGCTTGTCCATGAAGGCTACGTGGAATCCTTCGAGGCCCTGGACCGGGTATTCTTCGGGCGGACGTATCCGGTGGAAGGCGGCGGCGAGGCGGCGGTGGCGTTCATGGCCATCGACTCGGGGTTCAGGACGGACGAGGTCTACAAGTGGGCCAGGGGGAGAGGCCGGTCGGTGTACGTGTTCAAGGGCGCGACCCATGCCATGAAATCACCCTACCGTCCGACGCGGATCGATTATTCCGTTCGGGGGAAGCTGGTCACCGGGGGTCTGACCGTTTGGCTCATCGATACGGCCTACTACAAGAACATGCTTTCCGGCCGCATGTCCAGGCAGCCCGGGGAGCCTGGAAGCTGGACCGTGCATTCGGAGATCACCGGTGACTACGCGGAGCAGATGTGTTCCGAGCAGCTGGTGGAAAAGGTGGACCGCAGGACCGGCGTTCGGAGGCATGAGTGGGTGCTCACGAATCAACACGCCGCGAACCATTACTGGGACGTGGAGGTGTACCTGATGGCGCTATCTCAGATTATCGGGCTGGGGAAGAAGATTTTTGAGAGAGTGTTGACCGTCTCGCGCCCTGCCGGCAGGGTCCTGAACGAACCGGCAGGAGTCCGAGGCGGCGCCGAACGGGAAGAAAGGCCGCTCGTGCATCGGATGAAGATATTGCGCAGCAGGTGGATGACGGGATAAGAGGGGGGAACTACATGTCGGAAAATTTCCTGAAGGGCAAGGAAGCGATTTCGGCGTTCGTCGGTCGATCCTGGAAGGTGGTTCACGAATGGATCCGGGAGCGAGACTTCCCGGCGCGCAAGATCAACGGCGTGTGGGAATCGGATCCGCAGTTGATCGTGGAATGGCGTCGCAGGACGTGTGATCAAGAGCCGTTGGATGAGTTGAGCCATCTGGCGAAGGTGTGGTATTGATTATCCGCTGCGTTGTGCTAATATTTGATTGGGGGTTGAACATGGCCTACACTATCGAACATCTCGAAGCCCTTGAGGCCGCCTTGGTGCGAGGCGAGCGGCGTGTCACATTCGGTGACAAGACTGTAGAATATCGTTCCATAGAAGAACTCAAGGATGCCATTCGCGAGGTCAAGCGTCAAATCGACCGTCTCGACGGACAAACGCCAAAGGCGCCGCGCCAGATTCGTGTGACAACGTGTAAGGGACTCTGATTCAGGTGCTGGAGGCCCAAATCCGGTCAGACATACAGGCTGCGGCCGGCAGGAAGCGTTTCGTCCTGACCGCCACATCCAAGGAGTTGTGATGGCGCCGAAACCACCCGGAAGGGACCCTCGATTCCTCCGCGTCCTGGATCAGTTCGGTCGTCCGGTTCCGCGCCGCATGCTCACCGCGGACTACGAGGCGGCGTCCTTCGGACGTCGGCTGGCTTCGACATGGGGAACCTCGACGGCCGGGCCCAACATGTCCCTGGCGTGGACGTTGGGAACCCTGCGGGCCAGATCCCGTCAGCTCGTGCGAAACAAGGACATTTCCTCCGGAGCCGTGGACACCTGGGTGTCCAACCTCATCGGCACCGGCATCACCCCACGCTGGCAGATCGAAGATAAGGCGCTCAAAAAGGACCTGCAGGATCTGTGGTCCGATTGGATCCAGGAATCGGACGCGGACGGAATGCTGGACTTTCACGGCCAGCAGGCCCTGGCGGCCAGGGCCATGGTGGAATGCGGAGAGGCCCTGGCGAGACTCCGAATCCGAAGGATGGAAGACGGGTTGGCGGTTCCGCTTCAGGTGCAACTCCTGGAACCGGACCATCTGGACGAGACCTACTCCGGCACGGCCGAAAACGGAAACCCCATTCGCATGGGGATCGAATTCAACCGGATCGGCCGGCGCGTCGCCTACCACCTCTTCAGGGATCATCCCGGAGACGGCCTGGGATCGACCGAAAGAACCCGCGTTCCGGCAAGCGAGATCTGTCACGTCTATCGACCGCTTCGGGCCGGTCAGCTCCGGGGAGTCCCCTGGATGGCGCCGGTGATCCTGACCTTGCATGAGCTGGACCAATACGAGGACGCCGAACTGGTCCGGAAGAAGACGGCCGCCATGTTCGGCGGGTTCATCACGCAGCCTTACGACGAGGACGATCTTTCGCCGTTGGGTCTTTCCTCCGGGGCCGACGCACAAGGAAGGGATCTCGTGGCCCTGGAGCCCGGGACCTTTCCGGTCCTGGATCCCGGTATGGACATCCGGTTCGCCGAGCCGGCCGACGTGGGCGGTCAGTACGAGGCCTGGATGACCCAGCAGCTTCGGCGGATCGCCAGGGGCGTCGGCATCACCTACGAGCAGCTGAGTGGAGATCTTCGCGGCGTTACCTACTCGTCCGTTCGGGCGGCGCTTCTGGAATTCCGGCGGTTTTGCAAGCAAATCCAACTCCAGGTGCTTGCGTTTCAGTTTTGCCGGCGCGTGGCGGTCATGTGGATGGACCTAGCCGTCCTCTCCGGCGTGCTGCCCATCCGAGACTACTGGTACAACCGCAGGAAGTACCTTCGCATCACCTGGCGGCCGGACGGCTGGGACTGGGTGGATCCATGGAAGGATCAGAAGGCCGAGCAGTTGTCGGTGCGGTGTGGGTTCAAGAGCCGGGCCCAAGTGATCGCGGAACGCGGGGGAGACGTGGACGTGGTGGATCGGGAACTCGCGGACGACAACGCCCGGGCGGATGATTTGGGCCTGGTGCTCGACAGCGACCCCAGAAAGACGTCCACGTCCGGCGCCATGCAGGACGCCGAGGACGCCTTGCTCTGGAAGGAGGACTGAGACATGGCGCACCAACACAATTCCAGGACGGCTGAAAACGAGCCGGCGTGGTCGTCCGTGGACAAGACGGCACTTCCCCGCGTCGCCCACGCCGACATGGGGGAACCCGGCAAGAAGAGCACGTGGCGCTATCCCCACCACTGGATCAAGGGAGGAACGACGAAGGACGAGGACGGAATCTGGGTGGACGGGGAAATGTACCTGCACAGGGGCGGCCTGAATGCGGCCTGGGCTGCGGCCAACGGGGCCAGGAGCGGAGAAAAGGCCTCCAGGGAGGTTCTGGATCATCTCCGTCGACATCGAGAGGCGCTGGGGCTGGAGGAGCATGCCGACGTGCTGGTTCGGGAGGCCATGCGGAGAAGGGCAAGATTCGCGAAATGAAGAGGATGAAGGAGGCGAAGATCATGATACCGACCCTGCCCCACGTCTCGTCCAGGATCTTCAACACGCCGCTTCTGGTGGACGCCGGGAAGCTCCAGACGATCCTGGGAGTATTGAGCCAGAGGACGGGCCTGGAGATTCAAGGGCCGCTTCCGGTGGAGGCCGGCTCCGGCTTGGCACTTCAGGGGCCCAGAAACAAGGTGGAGTCCGACAGGATCTCCGTGATCCAGGTGCACGGGTCCCTGGTTTACCGGTCCATGTGTCTCAGTCCTCAATCCGGTATGCGCTCCTACGAGGACATCCGCGAGGATTTCCGGGCCGCGCTGGAGGACGAAAACACGGTGGGGATCCTCTTCGACATCGACAGCCCGGGCGGCGAGGTGTCCGGGGTTTTTGACCTGGTGGACGAGATCTACCAGGCGCGCGGGATCAAGCCCATCTATGCCGTGGCCAACGAGGCGGCCCTTTCGGCGGCCTACGCCATCGCCAGCGCTGCAGACGAAGTCTTCGTCCCTCGCACCGGCTGGGTGGGATCCATCGGCGTGATCGCCGTCCACGTGGATCAATCCGGGTTCGATCACAACATGGGCATCCGCTACGAGCCGATCACGGCCGGAAGCCAGAAGGCCGCGTTCGACCCGCATTCCAATCGTCTGAGTCCCGAGGCCAGGCAGTGGCTCCAGAATTCGGTGAACGAGACCTACGGGATGTTCGTGGAAATGGTGGCGCGGAATCGCGGACTGGAAACCAAGGCGGTGATGGGGACGGAGGCCCGCGTTTATCAGGGCCTGAACGCCGTCCAGGTCGGTCTGGCAGACGCCGTCATGAGCATCGGCCAGGTGATCGCGAAATTGGAGAGAAAAGGAGGGGCAAGGATGATCACGCCGAAAATCGACATCAAGGTTTCCGAAGAAGAGAAACCGGTACTCGGAGCCGGTGAACAGGAACCTCAGGCGCCAGGGGAGGAGAATGCCGAAACCATGGCAGTCCCCGATGAGGAGCGGGAACAGGCGAAGGCCGGGGCCAGGGCGATCCAGGTGGATGAGGCCGCCATCAACGCCGAGCGGGAGCGCGTGGCCGGGATCATGAAAATCTGCAGGACGTTTGGCGCATGGCTCCCGAAGGGGATGGAGGAAAAGCTCATCGAAAACGGAACCGGCCTGGACAAGGCCAGGGAAATGGTCCTGGACGCCATGGCCGAGGCCCAGGAAAAGAGCGGCGTCATTCGTTCGGGAGTGGATCCCATGATCACTGGGGAACCGAACCCGGTTGTCGCGGAGGCCGAGCGGCGAAGCAGGGGCGTCAATAGCAAGGCATAAGATGACGGGAGGGGGAGAAAATGGCGGCTTTGACTGAAGGAAATCGACTGGGGGACATCCTCTACTGGGAAGAGGACAACAGGTTTTCCAGGGAGAAGGTGACCGTGGCGTCCGGAGAGAACCTGGCCATCGGAACCGTGGTGGGGAAGGTGACGGCCACCGGCAAGGTGGTGCAGTTCGACCCCGCCGGCCTCGACGGGAGCGAAAGCGCCTACGGCATCGTGATCGACAACTACGATGCCACGAACGGAGACGTGGAGGGCGTGGCCATCGTTCGGGACGCCATCGTGAATCCGGACAATCTGGTTTGGCCGGACGGCGCCACTCCGGAGCAGATCTCGGCCGCCCTGGACGGTCTGGCGGCCAAGGGCGTGATCACCAGGGAAACGGCCTAAGGGAGGGATGAAAGATGCTGAATCCGTTTGAAACCGATGCTTTCAACATGGTGTCGCTCACCAAGGCGATCAACCTGCTTCCCAACAACTACGGGAGGCTCCGGGAGATGGATCTGTTTCCCGGAAAGGGCGTTCCCACCCGCACCATCATCGTGGAGGAACAAAACGGCGTTCTGAACCTCTTGAAGACCATGCCGGTGGGATCTCCAGGGCAGCTGAGCGGCCACGGAAAGCGCAAGGTCCGGTCCTTCGTGATCCCGCACATTCCGGCGGACGACGTGATTCTTCCGGAGGACTACCAGGGGCTTCGGGCCTTCGGGTCGGAATCCCAAATGGAGACCCTGGCGAAGATGGTCAACGACCGGCTGCAGACGCTTCGGAACAAACACGCCATCACCCTGGAATGGCTCCGCATGGGGGCGCTCAAGGGGCTGATCCTCGATGCCGACGGGTCCACCCTCTACAACCTCTACACCGAATTCGAGATCACCCAGAAGGTGGTGGACTTCGAGCTCGATGTGGATACCACCGAAGTGATCAAGAAGTGCATGGCGGTGAACCGGCACATCGAGGACAACCTCAAGGGCGAGGTGGCCACGGGAGTGCACTGCCTGTGCTCCGAGGAGTTCTTCGATGCTCTGGTGACCCACCCCAAGGTGGAGGACGCCTACAAGTATCACAGCGAGGCGGCGTCCCGTCTCGGGGAGGACAACCGAAAGGGATTCCGGTTCGGCGGAATCGTCTTCGAGGAATACCGGGGGCAGGCGACGGATCCCGACGGAAATACTCGAAGGTTCATCGCGGCCAACGAAGCCCACGCCTTCCCGGTTGGAACCATGAACACCTTCGAGACCCTGTTCGCCCCGGCGGATTTCGTCGAGACGGCGAACACGCTCGGCCTGGAGCTCTACGCCAAGCAGGAACCCCGGAAGTTCGGACGCGGGATCGACCTGCACACTCAAAGCAACCCGCTGCCGATATGTTATCGGCCGGGCGTGCTGGTTAAGCTGACGACGTGATGGTGATGGACGTTGGCGCACTATATGATGCGGCCGCCCGCGCCGGGCTGCTAACACCAGTTAAGTTCGGGGCGCTGACTGTAGATTGCAACTTTCGCGCCCCTGACGAAACGGTGTTGGACGGTCTGGCGCTCTCGCGCGACTACGAGATCGAGTTTCCAACTGTGCGGTTGGCTCTGTCGCCTGGGGACACTGTCGAGATAGCAGGACAGTCTTACCGTGTGCGCGAAGTGCGGCAGGTGCGCGATGGTTCCGAGTCTATTGCTAAGCTTGCGAGAGTGTAATGCAGAGTGTTCGTGAGCGCATTGTACGAGAGGTTGTGGCGCGCTGCGCTGCGGCGGTTGCTCCAGCCGCCGTTCTGCGCCAACCAGTTACGGCCATCCCGCGCGAGCGGACGCCTGCGCTTATTGTCGCCGTCGAATCGGACAATCCGGTTAAGCGATTCAACGATCGCATGGAGCGTGAGCTTGTCGTGCGGCTCGTCGGTCTCGCTCGCGACGATGCGGACGGCTACACGGTGGCAGATGACCTGATCTGCCGGGCGCACGCGGCATTGTTCGCTGACGTGACGCTAGGCAGCATTGCGCTCGGCATCCAGGAGGCAGATACAGATTGGCAGGCCGAGGACGCAGACATCGAGGCCATCGCTATCCCTGCGTCGTATCGCATAACCTACCGCACTATCGCATCCGACATCTCTAAAGGAGGTTGACATGCCTAAGATAAAACTAAATGTCACCCACACCCATGCAGGGGTGGTATATCCCGCCGGACACGTCATCGACGTGGATGCACACACCGCCCGCTGGATAATCAATAAGGGTGTTGGTAAAATAGTCGACGATTCGCAAGCCGTGCAAGAGACCGACGCAGGAACTGCGGATATCCGTGAAACCAAATCAAAGCGTAAAGCAAAGGAGTAACTAATTATGGCTTACTTTTCAGGACAGGGGCGCGTATACATCGGTGCGCGCGACAGCGACGGCTACCCGCAGGGGCTAACATACGTTGGCAACGTGCCCGAACTCAAGTTGTCGCTCTCGGTGGAAACACAGGAGCATAAAGAAAGCACGAGCGGCCAGCGTTTGACCGACCTGCAGATCATCACCGCCAAGAAGGGCGAGTTCAGTTGCACCCTCGAGGACTTCGTTGCCGCCAACCTAGAGCTAGTGCTTTACGGCACTACCACCTCCACCACAAGCGGCACCGTCACCGATGAGACGCTGCCAAATCCGGTGACCGTGGGCAGCCTATACCTGCTAGCGCACCAGAACGTCTCATCCGTGGTGGTGAAGGACTCCAGTGCCACACCAAAAACTCTGCCCGCCACGCAGTACACGGTGAACGCCAAGCACGGTTCCATCGTCATCAACGACAAGACAACCGGCGGCCCCTACACCGAGCCATTAAAAGTGGACTACAGCTATGGCGAATCAAGCGCGGTGGCCATGTTTAAGTCGCAGCTGCCAGAGCGCTGGGTGCGCTTCGAGGGGCTAAACACTGCCGACGGTAATCGCGAGGTGGTGATCGACCTTTATCGTGTGGCGATTAATCCGGTAAGAGAGCTATCGATGATTACGGACGATATCATGAGGTTCGAGCTCTCCGGACAGGTGCTGGCCGATACACTCAAGCCCGCCGACGGCGACCTTGGCCAGTTCGGACGAATCGTGCTGCTGTGAGGTAAGCGATGAGCGAGTTTGATGTCTTTCCGCCCACCCCGGTCATGATTGAGGTCGGCGGCGAATCACTTGAGATCACTCCAATCCGTGTCGGCGAGTTGTCCGCGCTGATCAAAGCCGTGCGCCCGTTTATTGAGCGACTAACCGCGGACACTGACTGGATAGCACTGCTGGCCGACCACGACGATGCGTTGCTAGAGGCGATAGCAATCGCATCTCGCCGCCAGAAAGATTGGGTCTCGCAACTAACAATCGACGATGCCGTTCGACTGGCGACCGTCCTGTTCGAGGTGAACGCGGATTTTTTCGCGCGACAGGTGTCGCCAGCGATTCAACGGGCCGCGGCTCGGATCAACGAGCAGGTGAGCGGAGAATCAGCTGGTCGCGAGCAATCCAGCGATTAATTCGCTCCGGGCATAGGCTGCAGGATATCCTAGGCTACACCCTTGCTCAGGTGAATGCGTTCCTGGAAGCCGAGTCGCGTGAAGAGATGGAACGATTGAGCTTGCTGCTTGCTGTTATATCAGTCGGCAGTCAGGGAGATAAACTATCAATCGAGATGCTGCAGCGGGAGCTCGGGCGTGAAGATTAGTCTGACTGCATCAGGGCTGCTCGATCCGAAGCGGCTCGACGGTTGGTTGCCGGAGAAGCGGCGCGCGATCCACAAGGCGATTGCGGCCGGTATGAAAACCGCTGGCAGGGAAATCGCTGAGGTGGCTCAGTCCAGAATGCGGTCGGCGTTCAAGGTGCGACGCGCTAGCTTCGTTAAGTCGATGCGCCACAAGGTATATGCCGGTCGCCCGGATAAGTTCCCGGCACTGCTCATCGGCTCGCGCATCCCGTGGCTCGGCATCCACGTACATGGCGGCACCATCGGCGGTCGTATGCTAATCCCGTTGCTCCCAGAGCACCAGCGCATCGGTAGAAAGGCGTTCCGTCGCGTCATCGACGGCCTGATGCGCTCAGGCAATGCCTTTTTCATTAAGAAGAACGGCAAGGTGATACTGATGGCCGAGAATATCAAGGAAAACCATGCCGAATTGCGCCGCTTCAAGCGGGCCGAGCGAGCTCGCACTGGCGTGAAGCAGATCAAGCGCGGCCAGGAGATTCCCATCGCCGTGCTCGTGCGACGCGTGAGCTTGAGAAAACGGTTCGACCTCGACAGCACGGTGCGAGGCGAGCTTCCCCGCCTGACGGCGGCCATCAGTAAAGAAATGTCGAAGGTTTGAACGTGGTCAGTAACCGCGCCCAGATACTCATCACCGCCGTCGATGAGACGCGACGGGCCTTCCAGTCCGTACAGGGGAATCTCGCCCGCCTGCGCGACGAAGCCGACAAGGTCGGCCGGGTGCTCTCCAGCATCGGTGGTGCGATCGGCATCGGGCTGGGGGTGCGCGAACTGGTCGAGGTCGCCGACCAGTACAAGAACCTGCAGGCGCGCCTCAAGCTCGCGGTCACCTCGCAAGAGGAGTTCAACCGCGCCGCCGCGGCCCTCTTCGAGATCGCCCAGAAAAACCGCGCGCCACTGGCAGAGACCATCGCTCTCTATGCGCGGCTCGCACCCTCGGTGCAGGCGTTGGGGCGTTCGCAGGCGGACGCGCTGGCAGTTACCGACGCCATCGGGCAGGCCGTGTCGCTCTCCGGCGCATCAAGCGCCGAGGCGGCCGGTGCCCTGCTGCAGCTGGGGCAGGCCTTAGCCTCTGGTCAGCTGCGCGGTGAGGAGTTCAATTCCGTCATCGAGCAGACGCCGCGCCTGGCGCAGGCCATCGCCGACGGCATGGGTGCGCCGCTCGGCTCACTGCGGGCCCTGGCGCAGGAAGGCAAGCTCACCTCGGAGGTCGTGCTCGACGCCTTGCTCAAGGAGCGGACGCGCCTCGCCGAGGAGTACGCGAGCCTCCCAGATACGGTGTCGGGTGCGCTCACCCGCCTCAGGAACGCATTCCAGCGAGCCTTCGGCGAACTCGACGCGAGCTCTGGTCTGACGGCGGGGCTGGCGCAGGCCATCCAGCTCGTCGCCGGGCATCTCGAGCTGCTGATCAACTTGGCCGGTGTCGTGCTGGTTGCCGCGTTCGGGCGGATGGTCGGCGCCTTCGCGCCAAGTGTTGCTGCCGCCAGGGCGGAAGCGGCCGCGCGCCTGACCAACCTGCGCGCGCTGGAAGCCGAGGCGCTCGCCCGGGTGCGGCTTGCCGATGCCGCCTTGGCTCAGGCGCGTGCGCAAGGGCTTGCCACCGGCGCGCTGGTCGCGGATGCGGCCAAGGCCAGGCTGCAAGCCGCCGCTGCTTCCCGTGCCGTGGCTCAGGCAGCAGCG